CACGCCGTAAGCGTGCTATGGTGGTATTCGTCTGTACATTGTGTCACCTCATTTTGGGTACGAAAAAAGCACGCCGTAAGACGTGCTTAATTTCTGTTTGTTTTATCGGCTAATTTTTAGCTGTTCCATTAACGCATTTTGCAATACTTGTGAAAAATTAATATTTGCTTTTTCCGCCTCATAGTTTAACCAACTCGGAATAGTACAATTTTTTTTGACTGCCCGTAGTTCATTTTTACGACGGTAAACATCAAAATCTATATCTACCAATGTCACAACACCATTTTCAACTGTTAATTCTGATATTGGTGTTGGTGTCGGCAATTCTTTTCCGTCGTCTTGCATATCTATTCCCATTAATCCGATTGCGTCCCTTGCCATTTCCATTGCGTCCGCAAAATCTTCACCTTGTGTATTAATATCAAAATCGGGTATTGATACAACAACGTATTTTTGTCCTTGTGTTAAAATTATAGGATATGCGTTTTTCATATCTGTTCCTCCTTAAAAAAAATTATATATATTTATAATCACCCGACGGGGGGACTATTTAAGTCCCCGTCGTTTGATGATTGCTTTGGCTAAATCTTCATCAATTTCTGTGTGTCGCGGTACTGATTCTCTATCTTTACCTTTATGGTAAATATCGTGATTTGAACCATTTCGCTTTAGTGTCCAGCCGTTCTTTTTCAACAGCTTTATGAAATCGTTTCTTTTCATATTCTTTTCCTCCTTTCATTTTATATTATACGCCTTTTATGCGTATTTGTCAATACTTTTTTCAAAATTTTATTGAATTTTTTTATTATTTGGTATATACTATTTTTAAAAAAGGAGGCTACAAGCTATGAAAAAATTTATATTAGGTTTTATAACAGGCGGTATAATCTGTGCGACCGCAACAGGTTTCGCCGTAGAATATGCCGTAACGGCTAACCCGTTCCCTGTTGCCGTAAACGGTACGGAAACAGCGATAGAGGGCTACAACATCAACGATAATACATATTTTAAATTACGTGACGTTGCCGACGCTGTCGGCGGTTTCAATGTTGGTTTCAGTGACAACACAATCACTATTGATACAGATACCGCCGCCGAACCAACACCGACACCGACACCGTCATTTACACCCGCACAAATTTCAATCGTCAAAGGTGACGACGGTTACGACTACACCAGTGACGGCATAGAAGTTGAATACGTTGACGGTGTTGCATATATTGATGAAACAGATATACGATATATTTTAAATGACAAAGGGGCTACTGAATATTCATTTTCAACAAATGCAATAGTTAAATTTGAAAACAACAAATTTATAAAAGTTATTTCAGATTTACCACGTTGCAAAACTGATTATAGATTAATCAGATTAGATTTTTATATATCAACAATAAAACCATTCTTAGATACGCTTTAAGTGGGAATTTATTTCTCACTTTTTTATTTGGCTAATTCTGCTTTTATATCGTTTATTTCTTGCACAACATTCATTCCGTTAATTCGTACATATCTCGCATTGATGTCCATTTCGTGGTCCACTACTGAAATACTGCCCTCTGCTCTGACAGGGCCCATAAATGTAATGCAACTGTCCGCACCACTACCCAACGTTAAACCGCCGTACAATTCTGCCGATTTATGTGACGTTATCTTTCCGGCAAATACCGCCTCGCCGCTATCATTTATATACACGTTTCGTTCACCTGTTGCGTCGTACAAACAGAAAACATATTTACCGTTTTTATAACCACATTCAAATCTAACAATATTATTTTCGTCCTGCATTGTTATCAAACTGTTTTCTATTGTCAATTTGCCGTTGGCAGACATTATTGTACATAGATTTGTATACAACGCACCTGTGAACACGTCAGATACAATTATTTCATTGTCATTGATTACCGTTGTCCAATCCCATTCACCATCTGTTTTCTGTCCGGCAATAGCCAACTGACCTTTGATAATTGCGACGGCACTTTGCCCGTCAGGACTTTCAAATAATGCGCCTGTTTGATACTTTGCTATATTCTCGTTCTGCAGTGCCTCGTTTATGCTCACCTTGACGTTTTCCCGCATCATTTCCAAATAGCTTGTCTTGATTTCTTTCTTGCCGTTCCTCTGTATTTTTTGGATTATGTTTGATGTAGCAATATCCTTGAAAAAACTATCAATAGTGACTTGCGGGTGTCCCACTTCAATAGTAGATTTTCTCGGTTCAAACGGATAGATTTTTGTTGTTATAATTCTCTGCAGCGTTTTGGTGTTCATACTCTTATCAAAAATTTTCACCCTGTCCCCAATGCTCGGACTATTCAGATTATGGTATTTGTACGCCTCGCAAACATCAACATAACCGACGGTCATTGTATATTTAGGTATATCAATACGTTCTAAATTATCTTCGGAAAATTGCCACTTTGCCAGTTTCAACAGCTCGTCAGGTTCTTCGCACTCGTCAAAATTTGAGAAACCCTCGTAGACACCTATTTTTTCAACCATAGGACTGTCTATATACTGTTTGCCGTTATTGACCGTTGATATATCCAAATCGTCCTGCCCATACGGATATAGTCGTGTTATCAATGTAGACGCGTCACGTGACGATTCAGCCGATTTTGCATTGAAACGTAATGTTAATTCGTTACCGTTGTCTTTGCCGATTTGCTTAACCAATGCCAAATTATAATTATCTACATATAATTCGCACATTGTAGATTGTTTTTCTAATGTTTGCGACAGTGTAGACACACCGACAATCGGTGTTATCTTTGACGCTTCAAAAAAATCTGTTGCGGTGTTCACCCATTCCATTCCCAACGCCTTTACCTCTGCGTCGGTCATTATATGTATATCGGTATCTTTGAACAGTTGCGTCATTATGTATCGCGGTGTTTTCCCCAACATATCACCGATATACTGAATATGTTTAAACTGTGCGTCCATATACAGCGCCAGTGCATATATTTTATTATTATCAATAGAACGAATACGGAAACATTCATTTCCTACCCTACAAATACAGTTTGTTGTGATAAATTGCCATTTTGCTGAATCTATCGGATATTCAAATTGCAAATTGTAGCTACCGTTTAATTCGTGTGTAATACAAACGTTCTTCGCCTCGTCCAAAATCGCCAAACCGTTTGAGCTGAAATCGGTTTCATTGCAATTATATATACGTATCATTTTATTCATTGTATTATTCATTGTATTTCCTCCTATTTTATAAAATCGACTGTGTGTAATAGAACAGCGGATTATAAATAATTTCGACTGTTCCCGTTCCGTTTGACTGTATTGTTATTTCATTTTCACCCTGTCCGATTTCTACATAATCACCGTTTGAATATTCTGACGTGTTGGTGTTACCCTCGAAACAGCTGAACAATTCGCAATCGATTGTGAATTGCGTAGTTTTGTGATTATATTTTATCGTGTTTCCGCCGCAGGTAAACGATACTGATGTAAAATTACCGCTGAAAACTATCTTAGGCCGTACCGCCGCATTGCCGGCATTGTTTAGTTTAAATGTGTTTGTACCGTTGGCAATTTCATATATATGATTTATCGGCCAACCTATTTCAATTTCCGTACCTAACGGAATATCCGCATCTAACGGAATACCCTGCGTATCATACAGAAACTGATTAAACGGTTCACATCTGAATGCTACAACAGTTTTCCCCGCTCGTTGTAGCATTATAGTCATATCTTCCACGGTTATCGGTGACGCTATCCACTTTGTAAACGGCATATCGTCCAAAATTAACTCACCTTTTCCGCCGTTTATCCACGTTACAAACTGTTCAATAGTTTTATTACGTTTTGCGGTGTCGTTGCAGATTAAATAAAATTCAACTTCGATTGTTTTATCGTTATAAAACACCCTTCCGCCCGATTCAGAAAAATCTATACTGCCGTCCCTGTACGGTATATCTTCCTCGTAATCTGTTTTTTTCGGCGGTGTTATGGGTAAATCGGTGATTTTGGTTTGCATACCAAAATCACGCAATGAATGTTTACCGCGATATGTTAATCCCATTGTTTAGCCTCCACTCCTAAAAATGCGTCCGAAATTGAACGTTTAACCGAACTACCCGCATATTTACCGTACGCCATTGCAGTCGTTTCATCAGTGATATTATTATTAAAATCCTGTTTGATTGTAATGGTGTATTCGTTATGGGCGGTTGTTGCGTTCGGAATATTTTGACCTATTTCGGACAATTTCTGATTTGTCATATCTACTATTTTTGATATAGTGTTATATCCGGTTGTTGCCAACTGTTCCTGTTGCTGATTGTACGATTTTAAAACACTGTTAAACTGTTTCGTCATATCATCATTGCCACCGCTGATTATTCCCAATGCCTGTGATGTATATTTGCTTAGTCCTTTCAGCGTGTTGCTTTGCTCTTTTTCCAGTGCCTCGTTTTCGTCCTCGATTGCGTCTAACTTGGCTTGTTTTTCCGCGTCTCGTGCCTCTTTTGCCTCTGTTTTTTTGATGTCCGCAATATCTTCTTCGATTTCTTTTAATTTTTTCTTACCGTCTATCGTAACGGCATTTTGATATTTTTCACGTTCCGCCTCCAGTTCCGACAGCTCTTTTTTCCTTTCGGCTTTGGTTTCCGCGTCCTCGATTGCCTTGTATTCCGCCTCGATTGCCTCTTTTTTCGCTGACAACATTTCTTTTTGTGCGTCATAGTATTCGTTGACGTAGTTTTCCAACGTTTCACTCATACTGTCAAACAGGTTACTGTTTGCGTCGTCCATAGCCTCATAGTAATACTTACCGCTTATCATTCCTTGTTCGTAATATTTTTGTGTATAGTCCTTTACGCGGTTTAGTCCGGCTTGATATTCCTGCTCGCTGATTGCTCCGTACTTCTTTTGCATTTGCAACCACTTCTTAGAATTTTCCAAACGTCCCTCGTACAGTTTCTGTCCTGCGGTCGTCATTTTTTCATTGTATTCTTCTTCCGTAATTTCGCCGTCCTGCAGTGCCTGTGAATTACGTTCCATAATACGCTGATATGCCGCCTCGGGGCTGTCATTGTACTGCTCCCAGTCATTAAAATATGTTCGTTCGGCTATATAGTCTAATGACTGTTGGTCTAATTCGTCTAATTTCTTTTTTCGTAAATCTGCAATCTGTATTTCGTGGTTTCGGATTGTTTCATAATATTCGTCCCATACGTCCTGCAGTTCATCAGCCGTCATTTCGGTATTTTCCGTCATTTCGGTCAATGTATTCAGATAGTTGTCGTCCATTCGCTGATATGCCGCAATCTGTTCATCTACTGACAGATTGTGCATTTTGACTTCATAGTCAATCCAATTCTTTGACTTGCTCTCTTGGTTTTTTAACCTGTTTTTATAATCTTTGATTGCGTCGTCATTAATTTTTTTGTTTAGTTCGTAGATTTCAATATTAGCCTCTTTCACAACGTCCGCGTCGTTTGCAAATTCTTCTAATATTTTTTTCCACCATAACAATGCATCGGCGTCTGATACGACGCTTGTTTTCTGACGGTATTCAAAATCTTCTTTTTTGGTTTCAAATGCTGTGTTGTTTGTTCCTGTTGCATAATGCGGTAATTTTTTCAGCATTTCTTTTGTTTGCTTGGCCGTGTAAACCGAATCGCCTTTACTCAAATTTACCAACACATTTCGACCGTTAAACAGATAGTATTGTCCTTTGTGCTTTACCAATTCTCGCGGGTCAGCGACACCCTTTTCGTCATTTATAACCGCAGGTCCTTCCGGTGCTGAATCAGTACCGTTTGCAAAAAAACCTTTTTGACCGCTATTGAAAAAACCACTCGACACTGTTCCGTCCGATTTTACGGTAAAATGTGCGGTATATGTTTTTTCAAATCCCTTTGCTTTGCTTGTTAGGCTATCAATAACCTCCGCTGCATTTGTGCCGTCGGCTTTCAGCGTTGCCGTACCCTCTAAATTATCAAATTTATCGACTTCGCCTGTCGTTGTATTGATTGTAATAACCGCCTCGGAATCGTTTGCTTTTAGCGTTGCTATACCTGTTTTTTGGTTGTACTCCGCCAGCTGATAAACAACACCGTCTATTGTTACGGTCGCCTGATTGTCAGCCTGTAAAATTGCGACAGCCTGTGTTGCTCCGTATGTGTCAATCAATTCTTGCAACGTCATTATGGTTTGTTCACTTTCGCCACCGTCTACGCTGACGCTGACCTCGGCACTTTGTCCGTCTATTTCTTCGACACCGTCCTTGGTTTTGTCTATCATAGTAATATCGCCCTCGGCATTTATGCTGATTTCAATATTATCCGGCAATCCTAAAACACTGTGCATATAGTCGTTCAAATCGGTTACTACGGCTTTCATATTTTTGTCACCGCTCGCCATTGCCTCGCTCAAATTTGAAAAACCGTTTTTAAATAACGCAACCTGTAAACTTGTTTCGGTCGTTGTCATACCTAATAGCTGACATTGCGTGACTACATCATTAATTGCTTTGTTTATTTTTTGTTCATCACCACTTGCGAATATATCCGCAATAGATGAAAAACCGCTTTTATTTACTGCCTCTTTTGTAACTTCGTTTTGCAGTGTTATTAGTGCCTCTTTGTATTTTTCGATAGACGCTTGATGTTGCTTAATTCGTTCTTCATTGTTTGAAACATTCGTTTCCCACTCCGACGTTTGCTCTGATACATTTTCTATTGCCTGTCCCAAACTGTCAAAATTTAATTGACCGCCTGTAATGTTTTGATAACTGTCGAATATTTCCTTGTTGTCCTCACGCAGTTTCTCAACCGCCGCTCTGCGTTCAGCACCCGACATTGTACTGTTGATTGCCTCATACTGCGTTTTTAACACGCCTAATTCTGTACTTAACTTTTTAGCATTTTCAATACGTTGCTTTGTTTCATTATTGACGCTTTGCAGTTTTGGGATTTCCTCCGACGATTTTTGTGCGTTGGTTCTTTTTTTACTGCTGTCGTCCTTGATTTCCTGCTGTTTCTGTTTCTTTTCCTGTTCCGCCTGTTCTTTTTGTGCCTGTACTATCTGTTTTATGATGTCCAGTGTTGAACTGCGGACACCGTTTTTCTGTTCTTCGGCGCTGATGAAATCGCTATAGTTGTCTATGAACCATTGTTCCAACTGCTTACGTTCCTGCTCGCTCTCATCCGTCTGTTGACCCTTATTTTTTAATTCTGTCAATTCCTTGTAACGTGCAATATATGTGTCTACTGTATCGGCTACTACAGTCATATCATAGGCGGTCTTTGCTTTTTCCGAATATTCCTGTGCCATAGCCAGCGCGTCATTTCCCGATTCGCCTAATTTTTGATGATATTTTTCTATTCCTGCACTTGCAATCTTCGCTACTGCCAACGTAGCCGCAAACGGTGCTGTTACTACTGCTGTTATTCCTGCACTCACTCCGGCAACACCGCCTAATGCCGCCAAAAATCCGCCTACACCTCCGGCACCTGTCGCACTTGCCGCCGCGCCCTCGGCTGCTGCCATTGCCTCTGCCCCTGTTGCTCCTGCCTCTGCCGCCGCCGCTCCTGCTCCTGCCATTGCCTCTGCTCCGGCTGCTCCGGCTGTTTCTGCTGCCGCACCTGCCGCCTCTGCCGCAGTCGCTGCCTCACCTGCTACTTTTGTAAACGAAAACAGCGATTTAATACCGTTTGCGAATGAAATCCCTTTTGACGTTAAACTCAACGCAGGGCCGATAATTGCTAATGCCGTACCGATTTTTAATAATCGGTCACAATCTTCATCAGATAATCCGCTTAGCCAATCCGCCAAACTACTTACCGCGTCGGCAGCCTTATCAATGAACGGTGCAGCACTTTCTCCAAATTTTTGGGCGGCTACCTGCATTTTAACCATTGCTTGCTCGAATGTGAAACCGGATTTGTTTACACCTTCCGACTGCTTTTTGAATGCCTCTTCTGACGCTCCGGCGGCATTACCCATTTTCTCTAATTTTTCTGAAAATGTATCAGCCTGCGCACCTGTCAACGCCAACATTGCAGTAATAGCCTCTTTTGAACTGAATAGTTCTGTTAGTTTTTCCTCGCTACCGCCTGTTGCCTCTGCCAAAATCTTCATTGCACCCGAAAAACCGTTTGCCTTTACCATTGCAAATCCCGATTCATAACCCAATGAATTTAGCTTTTTCTTTAATGCCTCTGTCGGTGTCATTAATCCGGTATATACCGCGCCTAACTGTGTAGATACTTCCGACGCTGTACCCGTTACACCTGTCAATGTTGCAAATATCGTAAACAATTCGTCCTGTGATACACCTAACGCCTTTGATTGTGGGACTACCTTACCGATACTTGACGCCAGTTCGGGGAATGTTGTCTGTCCTAATTCGACTGTTTTAAATGCCAAATCCGCAACGTGTTCTACTGCCTCGGCTGTCGTATCACCGTAACCCTTTGTAACGGCTGATGTTAGATTGATAGAATCAGTCGTTGTCGCCAATCCGGCTTTTGCGGCTTTTGCGTTTATTCTTACTTTGTCGATTGTGTCGTCAGCGTCGCCGAATGCCGATATTACCTGATATGTACCGTCTGCAATATCATCTGTATACTTTGCTGTTTCTATTGCAACGTCTTGTATACCTTTTTTCAATTCCTGCAGACGTTCGTCACCTATGGACAGTGTGGCGATATTAGCCAAATTTTTATTTAGGTCCATATACTGCTTAACCGCCGCAGTTCCTGCCGCCATCAACGGCGCTGTTACTGTTGCCGTTAATGTGTTACCGACCTTAGTTAATCCGTTTCTGACACCCGCAGTTTTGTCCTGTAATTCGCTATATTTGTTTTTAACCTGTGTAATATATTGCGACTGTTTTTTTAATTCATCTGTCGTCTGCTTTAACTCATTTCTTAAATTTGCCTCTGCTAATTGACTTCTCGATAGATTGTTACTGAAACGATTGAAATTCGTATCAGCTGTTTTAACGGCACTTTCAGCCTTTTTTACTTCGTCTTTCAACTTTTTCATTTCGTCGCTGTTGGCCTTTAGGCTTGTCTTGCCCTTGTTGTATGCCTCGTTCGCACGTTCCAAACGCTGACGGGCGGCGTCCTGTGCCTTTGACGCCTGTTCTACCATTTGTTTATATTTCTGTGTAATCTGTGATTGTTGGTTTAACTGCGTAGACAGGGATTTATATTTATTCTGTAAACGGTCCAATGATGAACCTGTCGTTTTTAATGTAGCGTCTGTAACCTTAAACTCATTCTGCGTTTGTTTCATTGAATTACCTAACGCCTTGATTTCCTGTTGTGCCTCTTTGGTGTTAAAACCAATGCTGATATTTGTGCCGTCACTCATTCTTTTTCACCTCATATCCCGAAATCTGCCAAGCTCGGCAGTTTGTCGTTATTCTGTTTTTCTGCTGTTTTTGTATTTCCGTTCATCATCTCGTAAATTTTCCAAAACTTACGTGGCGTGCAGTCCCAAAATTCATCATCTGAAAATTGCAGGCGGTAACGTCCTATAAAATATAGTTTGTCCCAATCATACGGAGCGTCCCGCCTTACTGTTCCCCCTGTTCTTCCGTTGCCTCCTGCACTCCGAACGCTGAAATCACTGCGGCATATACCACATCATACAAAATATTTATAGTACCCAACGAAATCCAATCTTCAATGTCCACTTTGCGCAAATTGTACCTTTCGCCAACCATTGCATATAGAAAATTTAAAACATCACCGTATATATCTGTCTTGTTTCCGAACATTTCAATAGCTTGGCCGACACTTCCGTACATTTGCTCCAATGCTCTCAATGCTCTGTATGTCAGCTTGATTTCGTATTCCTTATCCTCAATTTTTATCTTCTTGCCCTTTGCGATACACGCTGTTAAATCTAATGTTTCTTCCATTTTCAAAAACTCCTTTCATACGCAAAAAACGCACATCATAATGATGTGCTTGATTTATTTGCGTTTCTGTGTTATACTTGATTTATAAAAACTTATTTTTTCCTTTTACCGTCCTGCGTGGGACGGTTTTTTTTATTTAATTATTCTTTTGGAACTGTGTCACCTGTATTTACTGTAGGTGTTGATGTCGTTCCTTTTGCGTAGATTTTATTTATTTTTTCTACTGTTAGGAATGCATCCGCCTCTTTTTCAGTGTCAAAGACACCGTAAATTCTCCAAACACCGTCCGCACGTCTTGCCATTGATTTGAATGACATTGTGTCAGACTGTGGATTTAGTTTTTCGGTTCCGGCTGTTTCCGCTGAAAAATCACTTGTGCTGTATTTTGTTCGTAACAGCCACACTGCTAAAATTTTACCGTCGTTTAACGGTGTCATAAATCCTGTTGCAAATTCGGCAGGGTCGTCCTTTTCTGTTGATACATAAATCCCGTCCTCTGTTAATGTTTCATCTAACAACATTGCCTGTTCTGCCGGTGAAAACATTGTTCTTTGTGCCTTACCGTCATAGCCTGTACACTTTGACAATACGTCAGTGCAATCGTCACTGTCTACGTCTGTTGTTTGTGTTTTTGCAGTTAAATCAATATTCTGCACATTTAGCAAATGTTTAACTTCGTCGTATTCAACTTTAGGCTCACCGCCTGTCATTGCCGCACTTTTATCACTGATTATTTTTGCAATTCTTAATCCCTTTAAACCTGTTCTGATTTGCATAATTTTATACCTCCATTTTTAACGTTACATTTATCGGTTTGTGATATATATTTGTATCTGATTCGTACATATCGCTTTGCAGTTCTACCCTGCACATCAAAAAATCTGTTTCCAACGTTTCTTTTACTGCCTTTGATAGTTCAAACAAATTATTCTGTTTGCTCCAAATATCCAAACGTGCGATAACAGTGTTCATTATTGCGCTGTCGTCAGCATATTCGGAATCGTTATTCAGCATTTCAAACATTGTTATTCGCGGAAACAAATTTTTGTCTTTGTCCGGTGCTCTCGGATTGTTGTATATTGCGGCTATTTTTTTCGTTACCGCCGCAGATTTTTTCAATGACTGATATATCATTAACATTGTATCTTGCAACGCTATCCCTCCAATCTTGACTTGATTTCTTGCTCTAATGCCGATTTCATTTTTGGTTCAACGACAGATTTAACTGCCGCCTCTGCTTTTTTCATAAACGGTCTTGCCACCATTTTGCTTGTACCGTTTTCAACATAAAATAAATACTGTGCAATGCTCCAATCCAACTTGGCACCGTCACCGTCAAACACTCCAACTAACTTATATCGTCCGCCGTAGCCGTCACGCGTTTTACTCGCCCGAACGTGATTTCGTGCGTGAAAACTGTCTTTTTCCTTTCGGTCATATGGAACGTGCGGTTTGAATGTGCTGACTGCCAACGGTGCTACTTCGTCCAACACTTTGTCGGCCACTTCGTTCATTGATACACCTAAATTTTCAATTTTCAGTACCAATGACGAAAACCCCTCATATTCAACACCGTATTTAGCCATTGTTGACCGCCTCCGCCGTTATGATTTGTATGTCGTGCGATTCGGATGCGTCGTTTATTGCACGGATATTATAATATGTCCCACCGTATTTTATATAGTGGTCCTCTGTCAGATTTTTTTTGTATCTGATTGTAAACGTCACCGTTCTTTCGGCATTTACCGCCGCCGCAGTAAAATACTCTGAACCCCTAACGTGTTTCACATTCGCCCAAACGGTACAGACGGGGACATATTTCTGTCCCTCGTCGCGTCCTGTTTCAGGATTGATACCGTCTGTTAATTCGCAAATTTCAACACGTCTGTTTAATTGTCCGGCATTTATCATCAGCAACACCTCACAATAAATTCACGGAATGCAGTGCCAAAATCTGCGTAACTGTCGGATTTTCTTTGTCAGACTGCACTGTCATTTGTCGATTGTCGTACATATCACCGCACAACACCAACGCCGCAATCGTCAAATCCTCGTAGTTATCCATTTCTTCATCAGTTAAACCGGTGTACGATTTTATGTACTGAATGGACGCCGTATGAATAGTTGAAAATGTTTGTTCTTCGCCCTCATACTCCGCACGCAGATATTCGGCTATGTATTCATCTGTTAATTCGCTGATTTTCATATCTGCCACCTATTATGCAGCTTTCATTTTCAAACCTGCGATTTTTTGGCTTTCAACGATTTTACTGTCAAATTCAGTGTAACCGCATACACCGATTGCGTATTGTGTCGCATATTTTTCAAGTAGTACGTTGATTTCCATAGCGTTGGCTAATTTGACATACAAACCGGACATATCGCCATATACAATAGTTGTTGTGCTTGCCGCGATTTTAGGTGCATTTTCTGAAACGTATACAGGCTTACCCAACAGCTCCCAACCGAACTCTTTTGTAATATCGCGGTTTAGTAGGTAATTACCCTCGTTATCCTTTAACTTTCGGATTTGTGCCAGTGTTTCTTTGTTCATAATCCAGCACGCATTTTGTTGGAACTGCTGTGGCACTGTCATTTGAACGTCAATCAATTCATCAGCTATAATATCCTTTGCACTTGCTGATGTAACTAAATTCGTTGTTTCAAATACACCTTGATATTTATTTTTTTGACCGTTTAACAATCCCTTTTCAAGAAATTCTGCAATATTTTCAGCTACTTTATTGATTGTAAATGATACCAAATCAAAACCGCTCTGATTGATTAATGATTTAGAAATCAGTTTCAATACGCCGACAATATAGTTTTCAAGTGTTATTGTCGTGAATTTACCCGAACTTTCGGTCAATTCCTGCATATCTTCCACTAACGTAGCACCTGTATCAGTTGTATCGTCGTAAACAGGGAACGACAAATTACCGCCAACGTTGTATATTGTCGCCATACTGTAAATAGGTGATAATTCTTTCACTCTTTCGATGACACGGTCAGCGATTGTCGTTGGAATCAATGCTTTTCCGCTGTCTGCTGAAGTGCTTAGCGCCCTTGTTTCACCTCTTAGGAACTTTTCAAATTTTGCCTCATCCGCCGCACGTTGTTCCATATTCTCTTTTTTTGCTCCGCCAAATTCAGCACTTGACAAACTTCTTGCCTCATTTTGTGCTTTTAAGGTTTTATCAATTCCGTCAATTTCTTTTTTGATTTCATCAAATCTTGATGTTTCATCATCTGTCAACGCTCTTGTTTCCTTTTCTGCGTCTTTGATGATGTTTTCCATTTCCTCAACCAGATTATTACGTTGTTCAATCAAATCCGGTAATGCTCTTGTTTCAAATTTTCTTGCAGCTTTTCTTTCAAAATCTCTAAATATTTGCTTTTTACTTTTCATTGTATTGTCCGCCTTTCATCTTTAAAAACTCAACTTCGTGTTTGTAACGTGAAATTAATGCACGTTTTTCTTCTTCGTCCTCGTCGTTCTTTTCTTTCTTCTCTTGCTTTGCTGTTTCTTTAACGACTTGACTTTCGTCCTCATAACTTCGTCTTTCAAATGCTTTTTCTTGGTCTGAACGTTGTTCAATGCTTGTTGCTATGTATGCCGGTGTAACACTTAGAATTGATACTTCGGACATATCAATGTCCTTCAAATATCGGTGTTGCATACCGTCGTCAGCGTCTTTCCATTCGTCAGCACAACTATAGAAACCAAAACTCCAACCGCGTAACTCGCCTTTGTTGGCCTTTTCGATAACTTCGGGGTCTGCTACGTCACACGACGCAAACAATCCGATATTATCTTCACGCAGTTGCAATTCACCTGTTTCTGTCGAACCCAAAATTTTATCCGCTCTGTGATTAAAACGTAATTCAACGTTTGGATTTCGTCTTAACGACTTTGCGAATGTTTTCGGTTCTACACGTTCTATGAACTTGCCGTGACTTGACGAAATCGGACGGCTGTCACGTCCGGTCGCACAAACATAGCCCTCAATATGAACGCTATTCGCTCGTATTTCCACTCTTATCACCTTTAACACCCCCTTTCATTTCCTCGACATCTACTGTCTGATTTGTGTTTGGTGTATATACTTGTCCCTTTTGCGGGTAGTATAAAACGTCGTTTAATCCCAATTTGACAAAATCCAAACCTAATGGCGGTAATCCTTCCATTTCTCGGACTTCATCTATTTGAATGAAATTGTTTTTAATACCTGTTTCATATGCGGCATATCTCTTTTGCATATCGCCTTTTAACAGTGTCTTGGTATCTATCGAAAATGACAACTTGCCGTATTCACTTTGCAGTAGCAAATCTTTATTCAGTGCCGTTTCAATGGCTTTGATAATCGGCAAAATTGCCGATTTGATACCGTTGTTATAGTTTTCATCACTGCACGTCCCGTTGATTATTTCAGGGGACAGGTTGAATAACTTTGCTATTTCAATCGCGTTTGCCTCTTTGTTTTCTTTCAACTGCATTTCCACACTTGACAATGACGCCTCTGTGAATTTTAAACCGTTGTTTAGCACCATTATGTTCTCTTCGTTATTTCTGTAAAATCGTTGCCACGTTCTTTTTAATTTGGTTAATGCCGATTCCTCTAATCGTTTTTCCGATTGTAAAAAACCTTTTTTGCCGCCGGATTTGACAAGACTGTTTTCAAATTTTAACGTGTTGTATGCCACTGACAACATCTTATTGTTTTCTTCGATTATGCCTTTGCCTGTAGCTCCATTTTCACTGCGACGTGTCAGTTTTAAAAACTCCCAATCGCAGTATTTCTGACCGTTCACCATTATGTCATAATCTTTAAATATCGGGTCTGTTCCCTCGATTACGGAAACTTTTGACGATTTCACATAGTGCAGACTTTTAACGGCGTTTCGATTTCGGTTGATGAAAATATATCCCTCACCGTCTGTCAGAACATCAGATAACCACGCCGTTTTCATCTGAAATGCGTCTAATTTATCGCCTGTTTCACTGTTTAACAGATGAACTCTGAAATCATCTTCGACATTACCGCCGCCGTTAATATCTTTCAGAACTATCGGCAACATTGCTATTGTATTGGCTATGAAATTTACACAACTTGTCACGGTCGGAATGCTCATAGCCTCGTCTTTTGAAATCGTATCGCTTTCACCTGCGATTAATTCAATGATGTTTGTACCGCTATCTTCCGCCGCACGTCTAAAAAATTTTCTTTTCCACATTTTTCTTTCACTCCCTTATGCTGTTTGTATGCCCCAATCTAATCCGGTGTCGAAAATTTCGTGTTGTTGCATTATGTACACGGCTATGATTGTAGCGACAACCATATCAACCTTGCCCGCAGAACGTTTTTTATTGACGTACTTGTTTTTGTTCGTATCTTCTGTACATTTTGCATTTTGGTAATTGATTTCGTACAATTCGTTTGCCTTGTATAAAAATTGGTGGTTTAAAATACATTCCTTTAACAGTTTTGTCGGTGCGTGCAAAGTTCGTGAGTGTTGCTCTACTTCCGTCACGTTATAGCCGGCACGCTCCCATTTTTGTGCCGACGACATTGCATTGCGTCGGTCATATCCAATATCAATGATTTTGACGCCGTACTGTTCTTCAATCTTCATTACATATTCTTCAATAACCGCGTAATCGACAACTCTGTCACCGCACGCTACGCACTGCATTTGTTTTATAAAATGCCTGTAATCCACACGTTCCGTCGCACTTTTTTCGTCTGTCCGTGCCTCGGGTATAAATGCCAGTGGCTCGCAATAAACCACTCCGTCAACATATGCCACCATTACAACGGCACAGTTATCAGTTGTTTCCGCCAAATCGACACCAATATAAACGTCTAATCCGGTCCAATCAATCTCGCCGTTCTCTAATCGACACGCCTTTACGTCTGCAACGTCAATATAGCTTTCAGTTCCTATTCCTTGATAAATTATGTTGCAGTGCTTTGTAACAAAATTTTCACGGCGGCTCGGCATTTGTATCGCACGTTCCCTGTTGTCTTTCAAATCTTTCATTATGCTTGGAATTTCTAATGCCAACGGATTGGACTGCTCCAGTATTCCGTCGTCCCTCATCCATTCATCTTCTTTGGTGTTGTCCGGTTCATACAGCAACGCAAAAACTTTGTTGTCGTTGATTACTCCGTCCAAAACGTTTTTTGCATACTGTACTTCGTCCTCGAACGGATTATCGAACGTCGGGTATTTGGTGCTGATGATACAGCCTAATTTATTCAGTATTGTCAGCTGTCCTGAACGCATTGCCTCAATCGCATACGGGTTCGGTAATGCTCCCACTTCGTCCGCCAAAAATGCGTTTGGCAGACGTCCGTCAAGTCTTGAGTTGGAATAGTTCAACGGGATATATACATTCTCATTCAGCAGACATTTAATATCATCCCTACGAATTTTGAACCTGTCCATTAATGCAGGACTTGACAATATAATCTCTCTGATTGCCGTTTTTACTTCTCTTGACAATGTTCCGTCCGGTGCGACCGAATAGAACTTTGAAAATTTCGGTTCACAAAAAAACAGCAGTATGAAAATGACGCCGATAATAATTGTCTTACCGTTCTTTCGGCATATTTCCAATAATGCTGTTTCATATTTTCGTTTATTTTTATTTTCTCTATGTACTGTACACAATACCGCGATAATCAGAAAAAACTGAAACCCCGCAAGGCTGTCATATACGGTTTGATTTTTTGCCATTCCCGACGGCATAATCATTAATTTTAATAGCTTGTCTATCAGCTTAACTTTTTTCTTTGATATACAAAACTCGTTATCTTGTTCATCTGCAATCCTCAAAAATTCTTTGCATTGCAGTTTGACGTATTTCGGTGCATTAATTTTACCGTCATAAACGTCTTGGGCGTATCTATACGCCTTGTGGTTTCTATCCATCATATTCGTTCGCCTCTTTCAGTGCATTTAACAGCGGGTCCTCTTTATTTTTGCTCGCCGTTAAATTCAAACTGCCTATCTTTGCTCGTGCCTGCGGTGACAGACACAATTCATTACAACAACGGTACAAATCTTTTGTATATTTGTCCTTACTTGCCATAAAATCTTTATTAAAAATCAATGAAAAATCATCATTTATTTTGCGTTCTATATCCTGTAATCGGTCAACTGCAATAGAAAATTGAGTTAAAATATACACGTCCAAATTACTCAAAATTCCGCTCTCGTCCAATTCTTTTTTCTTTCGGAAAATCTTTTTTTGATTGTTCGACAAATACGTCGGAGGTCGGAGGTTATCAGCTTTCCCGCGAATTTTCTCTTCGACTTCTTGACGTTGTTTTTCTTCCGATTTTGTGTTGTGTCGTGATTGTGTTTTTACCGATTTCGCCGGTCGTGCCATACCTCCCTCACCTCTCGTATTTTTTGAATTTCAATTTTAAAATTTCATTTTGGGAATTTTTTGCGTGCTTATACCCCCTGTTTCCTGTACAAATCCCCCAGCCGAAAAAATTCTAATGGCCGGGGGGTGTCTGTTCCTGCTCCAATGCGATTTTCTGCAATACTTTTTTCGGAATCTCGCCGCTGTCTGCCATTTTATGGTGACATTCACAAAGGCTGATTAAGTTACTGTTTTCATCTCGCAGTTCGTAATTGTCTTTCAGCGGTACAATGTGATGAACACTGATACCGTTCGTATTGTATTGACGTGCGCCGTATTTATATAATCCACGCACACATATTTGACACATATTCATATCACGTTCTTTTATCTCGTTGCGTTTGCGTTGCCACGAAATTGTATTTCTGTATCTGTCATATTCATACGTTTTTTTATTCCGGCTCTGCCTACGCTTTGCCTGTGGACATTTGTACATAACGTCGTGAATACGTCCGCAATACGGACAGCTCTTTCTCATTGTTTATCACCTCTTTCCGCCGCTTATATGTCGCCTATATCTATCTTGCCACTCATCAGCTCCGGCAACAGTGCGTCCCGAAGTTCCGCTAAATATCTGTTTTCTTCAAGATTTAGATAATATATGTGTTGTTTCCACGTGTTAAATATCATCATAAGAATACTTGAAATATTTTCTTTGCTGTTATTTGAAAATGTTATTTCATTTTTATTTTTTGTTGTTTTGAAATAATCATTTTTAACAATCTTTTCACCACATATTTTTTCTGTCAATTTTGAGAAATCATTATTTGTACCGTTGTCCTGCTTGAACAGTTCAATGTCAAATCCTAAAGACTTGGCGATTGTTTCGTTTATTGTTAGCTTGCAGTTGTTTTTTTCAATTATGATTCTGTTAATATCTGCAACTATTTCGTTGTACGGTCTATGTGCATTTTCTATATTTTCAAATTCTATGTATCGGCTCGGTGTCAATACATAATCATTTTTTTTGATTTCTTCAATGCTTACTGCCTTGCAGTAACCCGCTATGTTTCCGTACTGTTCAATCTGTATCAATACATCTTGTATCTGACTTTCGGATATAACCTTGACTTCTTTTGCGTATGTCCTGTTAGTGTGACTTTTGCCGCCAAACTGCCCGTTTTGCATTCGCTGTTCTGTTTCATACCTCTGTCGTAGGTCAATCATTTCTACTGTCGAATGCTGTTTATTTTTATTAAATGTTATAATGCACGTTGGTATTGACGTAACTTCAAACATTTTATCCGGACATACAATTATACTTTCTATGAAATTCATTTCGACTAAATACTGTCTTATTTGCTTTTCCTTTTGATTGTCAGTGCTTAACACGCCATTCGGCAATATAAAACTTGCCTTGCCATTAATTTCATCTAACGCAGTCAATATAAACGCATAATTCGCATTACTTTCCGGCGGTACTTCGCACTGTGAAAATCTATTCTGTAATTGTGCAAATACCGGCTGTTCCCATTTCATATTGTACGGCGGATTTGATATACAACAATCAGCTTTAAATTCACTCTTATCTACTTCTTTAACCGTTGCAAATCTATCACCCTTTTGCGTCCTGTATGTTTTGAAATTTTCATCTGACAATACATCACAATGGATAACTTCGGCGTCAATATTTCTAATTGCCAAATTAAACAACAAAAACGGAATAACACGACTATCATATTCTTTGCATATAAATTTTAAATCGTTATTCTCGTTCCATTTTTGGATTGTCAATGCTCCACTTCCCGCACACAAATCTAAACAAATTTTTTCATCTTTTGTTTTTGATAACTCTGCAACCGCTACCGCAAGGCTTTTTGGTGTGTAGTCCTGCATTTTTTCTTTGCGGTCGGCAAAATAATATTGAAATATCATTTGCATATAATCTATTGTTAAATCAGGACATATTAAAATCCAATCTTCACATAGCTTTCGACAATTTTCGGCATTTAACAATGTTGATTTTAATTCATCAACAACATCTTCAATTTTTTCTATGCTGAAAACGTCCTTGAATTTTTCAACTAATTGCAATAGCTCCATAATTATGTCCCTTTCTTTATCCAAAAATAAAAAACAGAATGTATATGCATTAACATATACATTCCGTATAATCAGCATAAACATGGTACGCTGAATACTTCAAGCGTGTCTATGCCTATCTTAATATCTCTATTCCCCTCTTTTACTTTGAGATATTTTTTCCCACTGCCTCACGGCAGTTCACCCTTCGATTCATATACTACCACAGGATCAATGTTACATTCTATTACATAATGACGGTTTTATGGATTTTTATAAAATTCCGCATACAAAAAAAGCCGGAATAAAATCCGGCTTAATCTTTTTCTAAAACTCTTTTGATTGCAGACAGTGCCTTGGGATGAAGAATATGTACAACGTGTTTGTATGAATAGTTTAGCTGTTCTGCAATCTTTTCCCACGTTAAATTTTGAATATACCTCTTAATCAACAGTCTTCGGAGTGTAGCACTTTCGACTTGATTCACAGTTTGAAGAATTTCATTTTTTATTTTGTACAATTCGCCAATTCTGTTTTTGATGTTTTGTTCATAAACTGCTACATTTATTTCGTCCAAAAATACAACCGGATTAACCGCCTGCAAATCAGCAATTTCTTCTTCAATCTCAATTCCTCTCTGTAACCATTCTTTTGTCGTCATGCTTTCACTCCCCCGTTTCGCTTATTGCTTATTCTTCGTCAAGGCGTTGTTGGTATTCAACGAAATACCATATCAATTCATCTCTGAATACTTCGATGGCTTCCTCCGCTTTTTCTCTTGTAGTGAAATATATCACATTATGCAATCGGATACAATGAAAATAGTCTACATACAATTTTTCAAGACCATAACCGTATATGATACACCACTTGTTTTTGCCGTTATCTTTCCAATCTTCTACCGAAATAGACTTGTCGTTTAACGCCTGCCATTGTCTTAGTTGACGGAGTAATCTGTCTGCACGAGCGTTGTTCTCGGCAATCATCTTGTCGCTATAATAGTTAGCGTTATTGTAATATTCTTGGTCCACCATATCTTTTTTGTCTATATCATTATCCGTGTCGTCTGACGAATAATTATAAAAATACGTGCTACCCTTTTCAACCCTCTCATATCCTGTTTTAGGTTTATCCTCAACCAGTCCCAACTCTTTCAGCTGCTCAAATAATCCCATTTTTTTTAGCTGTTCCTCGCTGATTTCAGCTTGAACGCTTTTATCGTTCACTTTCAACTCTACTTGCATTACTTTTCCTCCTGCGTTAATAAATATAAAGTATATTATCTTTTGGAATAATTGTTAATACTTCTTCTTTTCCCTGATTACATTCTTTTAATATAACTAAATCCGCTACATGTTCGACAGTATTACAACGATAGTTGAAAGAAAGATGTTCACCGTCTTTCAATTTTACCTCAAACCAACTATCTTTGCGTTTTGCTACTGTTTTTCCCGTTTCACCCGTAGGCTTTCTCATTGGTGGTGTAATAAAATTTTTATTTTTCATCTTCTTGTCCTCCCCAAAAATCATCATTATTAAGTGCCATCAGCAAAGCCATAAGTTCATGATATTTTTCTTTATCTGCATTATCTAAATGCCAATATTCTTCATATCCTTTTCTGATTATTGCTAATAGCACAAAGCCGAATATAATACATATTGTTGCAAACACTCTACTCAGTGCTGATGGTATCATCAGCATAAATGCTATCCGACACCATATTTCAGTGTGCTTGTCCCACGATTTGAAAATCATCTTGGATATATTTATTTTATGCTTTTTCAAATTTTATTCCTCCATTGACCTTTCACAATCATCTACTGGATAAACTTCATATTGTTCTCTTAATTCTCTTGTAATACCATTTATGCATTGTTCTATTTCCCAGTCACGCTTTCTGGTAAAAAAAATCTCACCATATACTTTTGCTATTTGGTTTCTTAGTTCTTTTTGCTCTGGTGTATCTTTGTTTTTACATTCATTTTCTTCGGTCAATATAGCAACAAGCTTTCGGAAATATTTTGTCCCCATAATATTGTTTACAATATTAGTTGCGATACTATGCCCTCCGAATTTGTTACGTTGTCGCAATAAACAAATTGACTTATCATTTAATCCCAATTCTTTATTGACATCTATATTTTCTCGTTGCATGACAGGTGACTCACCGATTAAATACTCAACTGTAACATCATAGTATCGAGCCATACGGATAAGTAAATCGTATCCAGCGTCACGACCGTTTTCGTAATACGATAGATTTTGTGGACTTATGTTTAAATCTTCTGCTGCTTGTCTTTGTGATATACCTTTTAATTCTCTTACACGTTTCAATCTTTTGCTGAATACTCCAATCCTTTCTTCTCTCGGTATTATCCTTTTATACATTTTTCCTAACAAATAATCAGTTGAAACACCAAAATATTTTGAAACCGAGATAATAAAATCACTATCTGGTTTTCTTTGCTCATTTTCATAAAACGAAATAGACATACTTGACACGTTTAAAATCTCTGCCAATTCTTGTTGAGTTAGTCCCTTTTCTGTTCTTAATTCTTTTATTCTTCTTCCTATCATCTTAAATAAACTCCCTTCCGTATTGTTTCAACGATGAATGAACTGTGCCGTGAGATATTCCTAACGTCTTGGCAATTTGTTTTTGCGTAAATTTTTTATTTAACAAATTTACTATCTGATTATGATACTCAAACGCTTTACTTTTTCTGCGTACTACTGCTGCCGTCCATTGTGGTCGTACACCATTTTTAATTGATTCCGTAACATTTCGCCATGCAGCACCTATACATACACAGGAACATAACTGAATATCGAACGGTTTTCCTGTGTTTTCGTCAATGTGTTCGTCCATCAAACGACCACACATACTACAATATCGTTTTCGCATTTTACTGTCCCCTTTCACACTATCACCGGCAACAACAATAATTCTGTATCACCGTCTTTTATTATCAATGCGTCTTTCTGTGATTTCAATTCCAAAACAACATTGTCGGACCGTATTGTTTTTATCATATCCATTAAAAAATCAGCATTGAAACCGATTTTAATATTGCCGGCTATATCGGCATCTATTTCATCTTTTAGCTGGCAGCGAAGATTTCTGCCATTGCATTTCAAAACATCATCTTTCAATTCCAACGTTACCGGAACTTTTGTTTTACCCTGTTCCGAAACGAATTTACCGCGTTCAATCATCTGCATAAACTCTGCACGTTTTACCGTTGCAGTTATATCCGATTCACGATTCATCATATTGTCATATTTGACATAACCATTTTCATTAAATGTACTGGCGACAACTATAAATTCACTGTAATCTAACAACAACCGCATATTTGTATTATCAACAATAATACGCAACAGCGGATTTTCACTTTCAATACGACACAGTTCCTTTGCCGCAGGAAGCGTTATTACAAACGACATATTTTCATATGTGCCAACAGGTGTAGTTATATGTGCCATTCGTTTTCCGTCAGTTGAAACATTGTGTAATGTTTCGTTTTTTATGTCAAATAACACGCCGTTATACTGCGGTCTGTATCCGACTGTCGGTGCTGCAAACGGCACAGTTTTAGTTAAAATTTCTCTAAACCGTTCCTGTTCTAACATCAATTCATTATTGCATTCCGGCATTGATATTTTCGGATAATTTTCCGCAACTGTTCCTTGCCATTTCTGCTTGTATGTTCCGATTTTCATTTCAATGACATTGTCTTTGTCGGTTGATATTATAACCTCCATATTTTCACCTTTTGAAATGTTCATCAAATACTTTGGGTTACATACAACCGTCCCTTTCTGCTCAACGTCTGCACGAACATAATATTTGATTTTTATGTCATTTGAATATGCTGTCAATTCCACCATATTCGGTGCATTGGCATCTATCAGAATACCGCCCAACATCTTCATTGTTTCTGCATTGACAGCATGATTTATAACTTTGATTGCCCTAATGATGTTATATTTGAATGTTCTGAACTTCATTTTTGCTACTCCTTTCTTCGCAATAAATTTTGATTCGATTTTTTTATCTTTTATTCTATGGCTAATATTCAAATAAAAATAGTGATTATATTTTCGTAGAAACGGCTTAAAATCTGATGTCCTAAGCCGTTTTTTTGATTATAAAATCAATTATGTTTTTTTTCGATTTTATAACCATTAAAATCTGGTTATTTTTCTGAAATTTCATCAGCTTTCACTTTGTCATTTTTCCTCTTTTTCAGCTTCGCCAGTTTTTGCGTTTTCTTTATCATTTTCGTCCGGTTTGTCCCACACTGCCGCCGAATTTTTACTACGATTAAATGGGTCTTTTTTCACATTCCAATTTGAAAATTTCATGTATTCCGGTTGGAATTTTAAAAACATTGTTCCTGTTTGCGAAAACCTTGATTTCGGTAACAATATCTCAACTTTGCCTGTTGGTGGTTGTGATTTGTCTTTTCTATATGCGTCTTCGTTATGGATGAACATTACACTGTCGGCATCCTGTTCAATAGCTCCGCTGTCACGAAGATCGGCAAGTGTCGGTCTTTTGTCCGACCGTTGCTCATTTGCTCTATTCAGCTGCGAAAGAGCAATTATCGGACAACCTAATTCTTTCGTTAAGATTTTCAGCTCTCGGCTAACATCACCGACTGCTTGTGCCTTTGTGCAGTTTTTATTGTTTGGCATTTCAATTAATTGCAAATAGTCAACAATCACCGCCCCCAAAGAGCCATATTGTTTTTTTAACCTACGGCAAACCGAACGAATTTTTCGCACTGTCATCTTGGGTTCATCACAGATTAACAATTTTTTTGTTTTTTCTGATTGGTTCATGAAACTGGCGAGTTTTGTCCAATCATCATCTTCCAATTCCCCATATCGCAAAGCAGAATATTTAATGCGTGTCATTGATGATACCAATCGGAGCATTAACTGTTGTGCACCCATTTCCAACGAAAAAAATACTACCGGTTTTAATTCGTTGTAAACTATATGTTCAGCAACATTTAACGCAAATGCGGTTTTTCCCATACCCGGTCTGGCACCTAAAACAGCCAATCCGTCTATACCGCCCATTTTCAAATCTATGTTATCAAATCCTGTTGCCTGTCCCGGAATACTACCTTTGTTTTCACTTGCTTTTGCAATGGTGTCATACGTCTGCATTATCAAATCGTCTGCGGTATTGACATTGATAGAATCACTCTCCGTTGCCAGCATATATTCCACTTTGTCGGATATTTTTTCTATTGGCAATGTTGTATTGCCTGCCATAGTCAATATTTTATTTGACATATCTATGTACCAACGACGTTTCGCATATTCTTTTACGATTTTACCATAGTAAATTAAATTATGTTTCGTTGGGTTGTTGCTGATCGCACCCTTCAGAAATTCAATTCCCTTGTATTCTTTGGCGGTTTTTAATGTACTATCTACCGTCACTATGTCGATTTTGTCGTTTTTGTCGTTTAGGTACAAAATGCATTTGTACACCAATTTGCAATCACTGAAATAAAAATCATTGGGTGTTAGGTTGACTTCGGTGGTTAATTCATCCACATTGCCACCAATGATTAATGCACCAACGACTGCCTGCTCCGCCTCATAGTTGGCAGGAATTTGTTGTTGTTCATACATCGTTATCCCTCCTTCGGAGTCGTGCGGCATACTCAGGGTCTTCCGCTTCGATTGTGGCGATGTAACTATCATCAGTTTCCTCAGTCGAAACCGGCTGTGCCGGTGTGTTTAAGTAATCGACAAACGCTTGTTCTCTACCGACAAAGTTTGTTGAGTATTTTATATAGCGTTTGTCTGTGTTGTTTTTTTCTATGTCTGCGAGGTAATTATCCAGTGCTGACATCAGTTGTTCGGCTGAATATTTGTTTCTGGTGCTGATGTAGTTTTTCATGGTTTGTGTTTCATTTCGTGGATTCGGATATTTTGAATACCACGCTTTGAACTCAGACACCAACTCCGGTGACGGAGTGTTATTCTTTTTATTATTATTACTTGTATTATTATGGGTGAAGTTTTCTTCACGGTCTACCATGAAGTTTTCTTCACGGTAAGACGAAGAAAACTTCACGGTAGCAATATGAATTTTTCTCGGTTTGGAATTGCGGTCTACCGTTATATAACCTTTATTCGACAAGTCTTTTAAGAGCGTTTGAACCTGTCGGATAGTGATACTGTATAAATCAGCAAAATATTGGTTTGACGAATAACAGTATCCCATTGAATTTGACAGTGCTGTAATCTCACTGTATAGTAACTTTGCTTTGTCCATCAGATCTTTGTCATACCTTACATCAGCTGGAATGATTGAATAATATGTCGGTTTAGAAATTTTGTAATTACGCACAAAAATCCCTCCTTTCATTGGTATCTTGTCAATTTTTCAAGCGTACTCGAATAAACCCTACCTTTCCGCAGGGTTTATTTAAGTCAAATTGCACAATTATTGTTTTTTCTTCATCAGTTTACTTCCGGTGAAATACACTGATTCTACAACTATTTTGTTTGAATAGTGCTTAACACCATCTTTTTCGTAGTTGTTGTTTCTGATTGCACCTTCAAATGCGACCATATCGCCCTTTGAGAAGTTTTTTTCAAGAAAATCCGCATTGTGTCCCCACAATTCGCATTGAACGAAATCTGTATCATACTCATTTTTAGAATTTTTGAAACGTCTTTGCACTGCCAAAGACACTTGAACAACGGTACTGTCACCTATGTACTTCTTTTTTAAATCGTTACAAATACGACCTATCAGCATTACTTTGTTCATTTTTCTCTCCTCCTTTGCTTGTCCAACCGTAGGAGCATTATGCTCCTTTTTCTTCGTTTTCGGTTGCCTGTTCTTGAATTCGTTGATTTACCGAACGAAAAACGGAAGATAACATAGGAAATTCCGACACATTGATAACTTTTCCTGCCACACTTTCAACTTCTTTTCCGTTCGCTAATATGTGATGTATTTTCATTTTTATCACCCCGTTCCATATTTATGAATTATGTATTTTGTCCTATTCTGAAAGGTGCTTTTTTTGTCCTCTCATTATTTAAGTCCTTATTTTTCACCGTTTTTCTACCTTTTCATAAGCAAATGGCGGTAATTTTTTTAATTGTCATTAAAATCAATACTATAACCGCCTTTAATTGCACCAAAGCCCTGCAATTCGGCAACTATTGATAGCATTGATGCAATATCATCTAGGATTTCGCTGACGCGAAAATCCTGCATTTTATCTTGAATTTTCAATGCGTCATACAGTTCATCTGAAATTTGCATTGTAAAACTCATATTTTTTTTGAAAATGGCATCGTATTTGAATGTTACAGCTTTCATTTGCAATACGCCACCAAACTGCAACCAATGACGATACACGCCCAACCAATAGTTATCATTTTGTTTCTCCTTTCATCAATGCGTCTTTCTTTTCTAATTGCTTATGAAATTCACTACCCTTAATTTCTATAAATCCATCACATTCCGGCTCAAGTTGTTCAAGTGAATCACATGTAATAGCTAAATATAAAATGCCATCATATGAAAAAATAGAGTAAGAATGTGCTAAAAAACGCAAATCTTTAAAATAGTCACCCCAATATACCGGTTGGAGATTGACGATAATTTTTTTATTAATACATGCTTCTTGAAATGCTTTCAGAATTTTTGAAGTCTTTTTAAATTCATACAGATTATTAAATTGCCTTTTACTCTTAAAATCTGCCGCAAATTTTGTTAAATTGTTTGTTGTATTTTCAACATGCAGTACGATATTCTTTTTCCATTTGTCGGTGAGCGGTTTGTTTATCGGTCCGTTTCCGCCAAAATAATATTCGTTACCGTCAATACCATGATCAGAATAAAAATCAATGATAAACTTATTACGTTCATTATAATTTTTTTTATAAATCGCAACAGCATCTAAAATTTTTTGATTTTTAATCATGTAAAACTTTGTCATAATTTTTCCCCTTTCCGTCACAGGTTCAAGAGAGCCACCCTCCGGTCAAAACATTATTGAAGGTGATATTTTGAAACAGATTTCTAAAATTTTATATATTTCTACATTCATATGGAGTGAGTGGCTCACCTCAACCTGTGATTAAATATTTTTCTGCTGACATATGTAAACCACTCTGCCACAAGAAAGGAGTCACTGTTTGCTAAATGGAAACCCAAACAGATACAAAAAACAAAAACAGAGTGGCTGGCATATGCCAGCAGATTATTTTTAAAATAAGTCGTCTATTGTACAATTCAATACATTCGCAAGTGTCGGCAACTTATCACTTCTTGGCGATGCTTCGCCTGTTTCCCACTTCGCGATGGTTGACCTATCGACATTGATTAACTTTGCAAGACTTTCTTGTGTCAAATTTGCTTTTTCTCGTAACATTTTTAAATTGTTCATTCTTCTCGCCTCCCTAAAGTGATGTTCCTTCACTTGTGATTTATATTATAAGTGAAGTTTTCTCACTTGTCAAGACTTTTTCGAAAAATAGGTGAATTTTCTTCACTTTATCTTGCTATGTGAAGTTTTTTCACATATAATGTTTTTGAGGTGATTATCATGAATATCCTTAGGGAATTGCGAACAAAAAAAGGTGTATATCAAAAGGATGTAGCAAAGTATCTTGGCGTAGACAGAACAACATATGTTAAATATGAACGTGGAGATAGTGAACCCAGTATTGACATTATAAAAAAATTGGCTAATTATTTTGATGTAACTGTTGATTTTTTAGTTGGGGAAGAAAAAAAAGCAAATACTTTAGACGAACAGTTAAGCGGAATTGAATTCGCATTATACGGTGAGATACACGATTTAACAGATGACGAAAAACAGGACATTCTGTCATATGTTAAATTTAAAAAATCACAACGACAAGAATAATATTAAACTGCTTGTTTTGATTTACCGAACTGCAACACAAAGGAATATATAAAAAAGGGGGAAATGCACTAATGAAAAATGAAAAAAATTTATTTACAAAAAAAATATGGGAATATCCACCAACCACCATAAAATCATTTTCGATTATTACTTTAATTTTAAGCATATTATTATGTTTGCTTAGTTTATTATTATGCTTAGTTATACCTTTTGCAGGACTCCTTGGAATTATATTCTCCATTTTTTTGTTTTGTGTTGCAAAAAAACAACGCAATATCGCAGAACAACTTGAAACTGGTACGTTTTCACCACCCTCGGAGGTGACGGTCAAACAACCTAACCCAGGTATAAAAAACGTCAAGAAGGAAGTAATCAATTTTTATAATACACCCGAAGAGTGTATCAATACGTTTGGAGTTTTCGATTTAGAAACAACAGGACTTGACGCTTCATATGATGAGATAATACAGATAGGTGCAATCAAATACATAGATGGAGTAGAAACAGCACGTTTTTCTACATATGTCAAACCTAATGTTCCAATTTCAAAAAGTGCATCTAAAGTTAATCATATCTACGCATCAACCGTTGCATCTGCTCCGGACATATCAGTGGTATTGCCACAATTCGTTGAATTTGTTGGTGATTATGATTTAGTGGCACATAATTCAGCTTTTGATATGAAATTTTTGCAAACCGCATTAAATTGTACGGGAATGAATATTTTGCGTAATAACGTGCACGACACGCTTGATTATGCTAAAGACATACTTTCGTTACCCGATTATAAATTAAGCACAATAAAAAAATACTATAATATACACATTTCATCACATGATGCACTGAATGATTGCTTAATATGTTCAAGAATATACCTTGATTTTTTTAATTATTATATTGATTGTGTCATTCCTAAATATGATGAATTAACAAATGATGCTTACCGTTGTTTTTTAGACACCACTGGAACTATTGACAATGATAACATATCTGATACTTTCAGAGGTATCATCGAAAAGAAGTGCATTGAAAACGGTGGCAAATGTTATAAATCAGCTGCTAAAAATGCAAAATATGCAATTATAGCCGGTAGTTTAAATAAAAATAATAATCGTGTACGATATTGGCATGAAAAAGGATATAAAGTAAATGAAATTAATGAATTTGTTAAATTTTTAAATTTGAAATAAGCATCAAATCGGAGGACAAATAATGCTAAATCAACTCAATCAATATGCAATACAACATAATATAGACGTCGATTTTTTTTCAATGCGAGCAATTAAAGCATTGTCCATACCCGGTGCTATTGCATTAAATCCGTTAATGATTCATACAATGCCTGAATTGATAGATGCGTATTCACATGAATTAGGGCACCACGAAACAGGTTCATTTTACAAAATTGATTCAAAATATGAAACACGACAGCGTATGGAAGAAAAAGCAACACGCTGGGCAGTACAAGAATTGATTCCGGCGGACAAACTATTGGCAGCACTTGAAATGGGATATACTGAAATATGGCAGTTAGCTGAATATTTCAATGTCACGGAAGATTTTATAAAAAATACAATAAGAATACATAGAGTAAAGGGCAATATTTAGGGAGTGATGCTTTTATGAAAGTCGGAATATATTCAAGAGTTTCTACCCAAGAGCAAGCACGAGAGGGTTATTCGATCGGCGAGCAAGTAGAACGTCTAAAAAATTATTGTGCCGCTAAAGGTTGGATTTTATATAAAACATATACTGACGCAGGCTTTTCCGGTGCAAATACTGACCGCCCCGGAATGCAACAATTAATATCAGATGTTGCTGACGGTAAAATAGATATGGTATTAGTCTATAAATTAGACCGCCTAAGCCGTTCACAAAAAGATACACTTTTTTTAATCGAAGATGTATTTATAAAAAATAATGTCAATTTTGCATCTATAACAGAAAATTTTGATACATCAACACCCTTCGGACGTGCTATGATTGGTATATTATCAGTATTTGCACAGTTGGAACGTGAACAATTCAGAGAACGTTCCATAATGGGAAAAGATGCAAGAGCAAAGGAAGGACTACATCACGGAGGCGGAGCACCAACAGGGTATGATTATATTGACGGTCAACTTATAATAAACAAAGAAGAAGCCGAATTGATAAAGGAAGCATATCGTCTATTTTTGAAAGATGATATGACTATGATGGGAATAGCGGCTAAATTATCAGTATTTTCAGAGAAATTCAAGTATGATCACCGAATCAGAAAAATGTTGACAAATCCTCTTTATGCCGGATGGACACATTGCCGTGACGAGCTGTACAAGGGGCAACACGAAGCAATTATATCTCAAGAAGTATTTGATAAGGTACAGACCAAATTGAAAATAAGAGCCGAAAATAATCCCCATTATCGTAATGCATTTAACAGAACATCTTTGCTCACAGGTATTCTATGGTGCAAAAAATGCGGTGCAAGATATTTTAAAAGAGTTCGCCGATACGAAAAGGGCAGCAAAGTATATTATTATAATAAATATCAATGTTATAGTCGTAGTTCATATAAAAATATGGTCCGAGATAAAAGTTGTAAAAATAAAATATGGACTATGGACGTATTGGATAAAGCAGTAATTGATGAAATAAAAGCATTAGTGGCAAATCCAGCCGAAGTTGATAATATTATTAAACTAAACCAATCAAACAATAACATCACAGAAAAAAAAGAATTCTATAAAAAAAGAATCAAAGAAATAGAAAAACAAATGAATAAGCTAACTGATTTGTATAGCATAGACGGAATTGATATTGACTTTGTGGCAAAAAAAATCACTGCACTAAATACCGACAAAAAACGTATAGAAACAGAAATGAATGCGATTAACGAGCACAAACCATTAATTTCAGCTGAAGATGCAAAGAAAAGATTATCCGGTATATCCAACATCTTAGACAACGGAGAATTTACGGAAAAAGTTAAAGTTATAACATCATTAATCAACAGAATTGAAGTAGATGATGATGATATTTATATCTAT